ATTATAGATTAATTGAAAGGAACCTTTATGAAAAAACAAAAACTCTTTTTAGACGCACAAAAAAAGCAGCTTGTTAAAAATTATGACTTGCAACAAAAAGAAGATCAAGTGAATCAAAAGGTTGTTGTTAAGTTATTTAATCCAACAGGATTAGGAACTTGGTATTTAACCGAGTTGAACGAAGTTGACAATGTTGCTTATGGTTTAAGCTGCCTTCAAGAAAAAGAGTTTGGATATGTTGACTTAAATGAATTGACGGCTTTCAAAGGTCAATTTGGTTTAGGTGTTGAAAGAGACTCATCATTCCCAATGAACAAAAAGACTCTTGAAGAGTGTAAGCAATTAAATTGAATTAAAAATATATAGAACCCTGGCGACTAATCATCGCCAGGGTTTTCTTTTATCTTATTGCCAAGCCTGGTTGAGAGTTGGTTTTTATCAAGCAAAGACCACGGATCCGCGCGCGCGAGATGGAGTTCGAGCTGCTGTTGCCTGGATTTATTACTAACGATAATTAATCACTATCACTAGTAATGTTCCGATAATTAATCGTTATCGGTCGTTGCATATAAAAGTTGAGGTTTTAGGAGAACAAAGGTAGGGTATGGACCAAAATCCGCGCGCCAAAAGTATATATATATAGATAAGGAGTCTGACACACAGACACACACAAACACGATGGATGATAAAACAAAAATATTTAAAGATAAGCTAGAAAAGGAAAAGAACAGACTTATTACCGCCATGGTTTTTATATCGGAGGAGAGCAACGGTCTCGTTATTCATTTCAATGGTTTTGAAAACGAGAAACACGCGCTTAGATTTGCAGACAAGATGATGAAAAGTAGTGGAATTAATTATAGATCCGTAAAGGAGTTAATGGATCTTCCCACAGTACATTAATGACTTTGGCAAAATTTGATCCAAGAAATATTACCCAGTATATAAATCCAAGATTTTTACTTCATTTTCAATGGGGAAAATCTGAAAAGGTTTATCGTTACGCTTTAGTAGAAATTATTAATCAGGGTGCAATCGATCACAAAACAAAACAAAAGGATGATGAAATAGGCTTGAGCCAGAAAGAAATTTGGGAAAAGAAATACACTAACAAAGGAGGAGACTATGGATAAAATTATGCACTTTTGGAAAGACCACAAAAAGGTGGTCATTGGTGTACTTGTTATTATCGTAATTGCGTATATCTTGTAAGGTTAAACTATGCACATAGAAATACCCTATATTCCAAGACCGTTGCAGGATAAACTGCATACGGAATTGGACAAATATAGATTTGCGGTTTTAGCTTGTCATCGTAGGTGGGGAAAAACCGTTATGTTGATCAACCATTTAATTAAATCAGCATTAACCAATAAACTTAAAAACCCAAGATATGCCTACATCGCTCCGACTTACCGCCAGGCGAAACAGATAGCCTACGATTATTTAAAAATGTTTGCCGGTGGTATTCCTGGAGTAAAGTTCCACGAAACGGAGCTAAGATGTGATCTCCCCAACGGCAGCCGAATAACTTTACTTTCGTCTGAAAATCCCGATTCTATCCGGGGATTGTTTTTAGACGGGGTGTGTGTCGATGAGGTGGCTCAAATAGACCCCAGGCTATGGAATGAGATAATTAGACCTGCACTATCCGACAGGAAGGGATATTGCTATTTTATAGGCACGCCAGCGGGTATGAGCAACCTGTTTTACGAGCTTTACCAATATGCGCTGTCTGATGAAAAGTGGTATGCTTATACCGCTCAAGCCTCAAAGACTGGAATTATTGACCAGGAAGAATTAGACGCTTCCAAAAGGGAGATGGGACCCAATAAGTACCAACAGGAATTTGAATGCGATTGGATTGCAAATATTGAAGGATCGGTGTATGGAGAGATTATAAAGACTTTAGAAGAAAAAAAACAATTATCCAGGGTAGGTTATGATCCGGCATTATTGGTTCATACCGCATGGGATTTGGGAGTTGATGACAGTACAGCTATTATTTTTTTTCAGCAGCTTGCCAATCAAATTTTGATAATTGACTATTATGAGAATAATAGGGAAGGATTACCACACTATGTTCAGTTGGTAAAAGATAAGGAATATGTTTACGGAGATCATTATGCTCCGCACGACATAGAAGTAACAGAATTTTCGACCGGAAAAACCCGTAGAGAGGTTGCTTATCAGTTGGGTATAAGGTTTAAAATTCTGCCGAAACTAAATTTTGAAGATGGCATTCACAGTTTAAAAATGGTTCTGCCGAAATGCTGGTTTAATATGGAAACAACAAAACCATTAATTGATGCCTTGAAACATTATCATAGAAAGTATAATGAAAGAATGAAGATGTTTCATAATAAACCGGTTAAAGATTGGTCATCGCACGCCTGTGATGCTGCGCGCTATATGGCTTTGGGAATTAGAGATTTGCCTAGGCAAAAAAGAGCATCTCAAAAAACAGCAATGAGTGAATACACAATACACGGAGATAATAGACAATGGGTTTCTTAATGCCAAAGATGCCTGCGATGCCGGCTTTACCGCCAGCGCCAGCTCCTTTACCTGCACCACCAAAATATGAAGATACCGCAAGACAGGAAGAGATTGCGGCTAAACGAGCTAAAATTAGAGCTGGAAGAACAGGAAGAGCATCTACCATTTTAACCGGAGCTTCTGGTTTGATGGATGAAGATGAACTTATTTATAAAAAAACTTTATTAGGAGGAGATTAATATGGGAGGAGTTGCAAGAGTATTTAGACCTACACCACCACCACCGGCACCAACACCAGCGTATATAGCACCCGCACCGACAAAAGCGGAAATTTCGCAAGTAACCGCTACGTCAGCAAAAGATATATCGAGAGGTAAAGGAAGATCTAGTATGATTATGACTAAAGCTCAAGGATTAGGCGATACGGATTTAACAACACAAAAATATTCGTTACTCGGAGGATAGATGGCAATTACACCAAAAGCACAAATGGTTATTGAGCGGTATGAAAGTTTAAAAGCTCAACGGTCAACCTGGGAAGAACATTGGCAGGATATTGCTGATTATTTTTTACCAAGAAAATCAAACATAACGATCAAGCATACTAAAGGCAATAAACGCCATGATCAGATGTATGATGGTACAGCAACACATGCTTTGGAATTATTGGCAGCATCCTTAAATGGAATGTTGACTAATACTATTTCTCCCTGGTTTATATTAAAATATAGAAACGAGGCAATCAATAAGGATGACCAGGCGGTTGAATGGCTAGAAAGCTGTGCGAAAATTATGCAGCAGGCTTTTCAGCGATCTAATTTTCAGCAAGAAGTTTTTGAACTTTACCACGAATTATTGGCATTCGGTACATCGGCAATGTTTATTTCAGAAGATGTTGAAGATGATTTAAGATTTAAAACTATTCATATTTCAGAAATATTTATTACAGAAAACGAAAAAGGTTTTGTTGACAGTTTAACCCGCAGATTTCATTTAAAGCATAAAAATATTAAAGCAATGTATCCTGAAGCTCAGTTGCCAAGATCGTTGCAGATAATGATTGATAAAAAGCCTTATGACGAAGCTGTTATTCTTCATTCTATTTTTAAAAGCAACACTCCAATGGGTTATGATAACAGGCAGAATATGGATTATATTTCCTGCCATGTTCATCAGGATACTGGATCTTTATTAAGAGAAGGTGGTTTTAAGGAATTTCCATACGTTGTACCTAGATATTTAAAATCTTCATCGAATGAAATTTACGGAAGATCTCCAGCAATGAACGCGCTGCCAGATACGAAGATGTTGAATACGATGTCCAAGACAACTATTCGAGCGGCACAAAAACAGATTGATCCACCTTTAATGGTTCCAGATGATGGATTTATTTTACCGGTTAGAACAGTTCCTGGAGGACTAAATTTCTATCGAGCGGGAACTAGGGAAAGAATTGAACCATTAAATATTGGAGCTAATAATCCTATTGGTATTCAAATGGAAGAGCAGAGAAGAAAAGCTATTAGGGAAAACTTTTTTGTCGATCAGTTAATGACGGTTCAAGGCGTACAGATGACAGCAACGGAAGTTATGCAGAGAACCGAGGAGAAGATGAGATTACTGGGTCCCGTACTAGGA